CCGCATCGAACTGATGAACCTCATTTAACACCGCATCGATCTTTACTGTACCTATGCTTGCGACAATGATCGTGGCGAACCCTGTTAAATTTGTAGGCATGATTATCTATCCTCGGTCGGCACAATATTTTGAAGCGTATCATCAATAATTTTATCTAAAACTTTTTTAGTTTCTTTAGCAACTAACGCTGGATCACCTGCGCCATTTACATGTATATCAACCTTAAATATAGGCGACTTTTCACCGCCAGGAAGCGGCCCTAATTGTTGAGCCGCTTTAATGTCCCGATGTTGACCTGCTGTAGTTTTTCCTTTTCTTAAGTCTTCAATTCTTTTTAATCGATCTTTTTTCTGCTCTACACCAAAAAATCCAATTGATTCTTGTAACATACCGAAAAAACCTTTTTTTTCAATATTTTCCGAGGTGGTAACAAACTGGTTTAAAACTTGATTCAGCTTTTCCATTGCTGGTACTAATGTTTTATTGAGGCTTGTAGCAAGTTTTTCCGTACCTGTTTGAAGTTTTTTCTCCGCTGCTTGCATTTTTAATAATTGAGGTGGAATGTCTTTTATAGATTTAAGCTGCTCTTTATTTGTTCTAGTTAAAATTTCTGATAAAACTCCCATTCTCTGACGGATCGCTATTTGACCACCTATTTCACCAGGATCAAATAACGCATTAATATCTTCTATGCGTTTTACAAAGGCTTGATCAATACCAGGTAATTTTAATAAAGCAGAAAAATCACCGCCTGATATAGCTTGCGTTAATTGTTGAACTAATGCGGAAACGTTTTCGCCAGTATTGGCTGATTGAATAGCGGCAGATCTAAATATCTTATCGAAAAGTTCGATCTCTTTTCTGCCTTGTTTGAATGTTCTGAAAAAACCTGCTGCGGCGATATTGAAATCTCTAGGTGCGAAAACATTTCCCGCGCCTTCTTGTAAAATATTAAGCTCATTTCTGATCTTAATCATACTTTGTTCGAGAGGCTTAAAATCTACACCTACTAGATTTTTTAAAACATGCTCTGCTCTTTTGCCTGTTTGACCAAAACTAAATAATGCTTTTGCACCTGCAAGACCTAAAGTTACGCCAAGAACTTTGCCTATGCCACTGATACCGCGTTTCATTTTATTAACGCGCTGATCTACCTTACGGGCTGCTTGCTCGTCGGTTTCAAATTTAAAGCGGGTAACTACTTCTCGTAAAACTGGCATTTTATTCTTTCTCCATTTGATCAATCGTTATATTAAGCGCGATCAAGTCCCACATTGAAAGATGTTTTTGCATTTCTAACAATGTGGCGAAATTATATTTTAATGGTCGAATAAATAAATAATGCAGTTCTAGTCCTTTGTGTTCGTATCTGAGGAGGTCAATTCCATAAAGCTCATCAATTCTGGAATTCTTTTTTTTACCATTTCCATATATTTATTTACGCTTATAACTTCCTCAATAAAGGAAATTAAATTGTCATATTCACCTGAAAATTCAGCTTCATACCATTCATCGTTAAATTCAGGTGATACGATCGATTCTTTAATCATCCGCTTTATTAATTGCGGGGTACCTACAATATCGATCTTACTCATTAATCCGCTGGCAATCTTTCCAGGATTCACCCAAATATCGAGAAAACTACCTGCGGGTGGAACATCACCAAAACCTTCAGCCGCACCCGCAATAACTTTAACAAGGGAAATTCCAATTTCTAATCCGATCGTGGTCGGAAACTGTTGAATCGTATAGGATTTTCCGTCAATAGTGATTTGTTTTTGATCAAGCATTTTATGAAGCACCGCCAACAATCATTTGCATATGTGCGATACGAATAGTCCAAGCTCGACCTTCAATTCCGCCTCTAAAATTCATAGGAGGTTGTTTTTTAATCCACGCACTACCGCCGGTAATAATATCGAGACCTCGATTATTTTTCATAATGACAGGAAAAACACCGTTACCTGTTTGTCTGTCAATATTTGCTAAGGTAGATAAAACTAAATTCGACTTACTGGTTTGTTGTAATGTTGCTATCACTGTTCCGCGTGTATCATGTAAAATACGGCGAACTACTTCACCGTCTGCACCAGCTTCATCTTCAACTTGATCGACTTCATACTCTACCGAGATCATGTCATCGGTAAAACCTGTGATGATTTTACCGCCAGCGATAAAAACAATATCCTTTGGTGCATAAGTGTCTACTTGTTGAGCCATGGTTTTATACCTGCGCGTTTACTGTTATTTCTAAAGATTGAACCGCACCCGCTAATTGTGCCTCGACTGTAATGCCGGGGAAATATCGCGCTGTACGATCCGCCTGTAATTGATCAGCTACTTTAGGGATATTGATTCGATAAAGATCACCCGAATCATCGAGAAGTGGCCCTAAAACATTATTTGTAAGCGCAAGATCTAACACGCTTGAAATATCACCTTGAAAAATTGAAACACCCGCATCGGTATATGGAATTTTAGGCTCATTCAATAAACGATTTGCAATCGCTTCACCAATTCGCGCTTCTAGCCAATCGATCCCACGTTGAATATCAATAAAACGATTTGATACCATAACTGCGGGGTGTGTATGACCAATTCCGCCAAGAGGCGTATATAAATTTCCGTTCTTACTTAAAACTTCCGCTTCTTCAGTAGGATTCATTTCAGTTTTAGGCGTAGCGGTGATTCCTGTTAATTGTTTTCCGAACCAAGTTTCACTACCAGGATCAGACGGTAACATATAGCCAGCCCATGCAATTTCAGGGAAAACATATCGAGCAAAATAATCTACTGTATCGGGACCCGCTTCATCTGCAGCAGTAGTCGCGCAAGTAAAATTATCAGCATCAACGACACTGGCCACTGTATTATTTCCGTCAACAGAAATTCCGCTTGAATTTAAAAACGTAACCGGATCACCTACTTGTAAGCCATGAGCCACTTTATTCACATTAATTACACCTGAAGCGATTGTATATCCTGCGCCTGTTACATCAACACCAGCTTGATGCGACCACATATAAGAAGTGCGATCGCTTGTTTTGGCTTTTAATAATGATAAAACATCGGTGTCCACATTAGTCAAAACGTCCACATCTTCAGACGAAGCAAGGAATATTTTTGAACGTGTAGAAATCCAAATATCAAGTTCATTAATATCTGCTGAAGACTTGTAAGAAGTTACCAGCATGTACCAGTCTGTATCTTCCGACTCGATCGCGTTTAATGCTGTTGTGTGATTTGCGTCACCTACATCACGACGACCCACTTTAACTTTTTGCGGTGCCCGACTCTGTGCAAATAAGGCATTTGCAGCTTTATAAACTTTTGTTGTTTCTGCAAAATCAATCACGACTGCAGCCAAATTAGGATATTCTCGAACACGCTCAGGAAATACCGCTGCTGCGATAAGATCAAAAATTAAAGGTGTACCAAAACCGGCTTGTGTAACGCGGGTGTCGGCTACGTTTACGGTGACTTGGACTACATCTGCGATCTCAGTCATGATTATTTCCTCTATTCGTTATATGTTGCGTTTGCGTTATCTTCGGTGGGAATTTCAACCGTTTCAACTATATTACCAGTTTCGCCGGTTAATCCATCGTCGAATGTTTCACCGCTGTAAGTGAATATAACATCTGATAATGCTCGGCGTTCCCATCGATCGCCTGTTTGATCATCTAATCGTATGACAGGAGTATGACTCAAAATTCCTATCTTTGCAGCCCTGAAAACAGATTTAACCGCTTCAGAATCCAAAGCCAATAATGCACTCTCTAACAATTCAGCCGCTTCTAGGTCAGTCGGTAATGCGGCGGGATCGGAATATACTTCACATTGCACAACCATTTGGCGTGGCCCTGAAGTTGTTCGCTCTAATACACCTGAAGTTCCGTTATATGAATTTCTTTCTTCATCATGACCGAATCTTAATGATCCATTATTTATTAATATTGAAGCATACGGTTTGGCAGGTCGATTCACTTCTTGATTTGTATAAATAACAGAATTAACACCAGCATAAGCTAACAACCAATCATAAATTGTTTTTCTTATTAAAATGAAATCTGTAGTGACTGTTAAGGTCATAATACGTCCTCAGTGATCACACCTTGCGCACGATAAAATAAACCTTCTTCCCAGTATTCAACACGTTTTATTGTATATTTCTTCCCTGCTGAAGTAATCACATCTGAAAATCTCATTTCTTCCTCTGACCAGATATTACGCCAAGCTGTTGCATTTTGACCCGGTTCTAAATCTCTTATTTCCTTCGGTGATAAAGGTTGCGCGTGTGCTTCGATCGTCGTTATTACTGGCGCAGCTTTAGTAGCAAAACCATCTGTATTAACGGAAACGCCAGGACGCTCCAAACGAAGCGTTTTAGCCCTTGCTCTCACTACATCAACAACGGCCATTAATCACCGCCTAGAATTCTGTTAGCTTCATTTTTTATTGCATATTTTATTGAGCCAAGCATTATTCCTGTGTCGATCAAAGGATTGTCTTCACCTTTTAGCTCAATAGTTCTCGGTGCGTTTGGTGGTGTTTTAAAGTTCACAATTTTTTCTTTTATATCTCTTTCAATCTGTTGCCCCATTCTTTCGAGCGCTTCAAATTTTGAGATTTCGCCATCAATCATCATACCCACCAGGATCTCGGCTGCTTTTAAATATCGCTCGGCATTTTCATCAACTGTACTACGAATAAAAGATCTTTCAGGAACATTGCCGGCACCAAATTCGTTTTGCGTAGCCCGATCTTTTACATCATCTTTTTCGCCTTCATGAATACCAATATCAACACTTACAACATCACGGCGAATTTCCCGAATAAGCTTTTCCATTCCTATATCGTTATCTTCTACCGTAGTATGTAACTGTATCATGCAGGTCTAATTGATCTAATTGGCACAACTACAGATCGCACCATTTCAAGATACATTAATCCGTATTGAGTTGAAGCTATAACAGTAGTTTGATTCAAATATGGAAGGGTGAAAGACTGGGTGATACCACCCACTGATTCACTTGATAAAGGCCCCTGTCCACCCGCTACAGTAAAAGCAACACTTAAAATATGAGCGACAAGGTAAGTTTGTGCTGCTTCTGCTTTTGCTTTGAATTTGCCAAGCGGTGCCATTTCTTCAGCAAGTGACAAGGCGAATACTACCGCCTTGTCGCTTGCATGAAGGGCTTGAATATTTGGATCTTTTCTTGTTATCGCCTTAACTTTATCAAGACTTGTTGCTGTCGGCATCAGATTGATCCGCTTTCTTTATTGTTTCAAGTTGCTTGTCGATCGCTTCAAGAACTTTAACCCGGTTTTTACCGTCTGACTCTACAATGTAGTATTCATCCAGTTTATCAATCGAGATTTCCGTACCAATAATTTCAATTGCATCTTTTTGGTTTAAACCTTCAAAATCAAAATCTTCTCCACCTTCACCGATGATTTTAATTAAGTTTTCATCCATTAAATGCAAAACGCCTGAACGCTTACCAGTTTTTTTAGCCAGCTTTTCAGATACTTTTACGATTTCATCCCATGTTTCAGCCGGTACAACATTTTGACCGGGATTTAAAACTACACGGTGATCTTTACCTGCTGAAACTGAGTGCTGATTTGCTCCTTTATAAAAAATGATTTTTGACATATCGATCTCTCCTGCCTTTGTTTGTTTGATTTACTGTACTATAAAAAAACCCGATGGCCTATCCAGACAAGCGGGTTTTTATCTTTGCTTTCGTTTCTTTTCAGTGTTAGAAAAACACCCGTTTATCAGGTTTAAGCGGTGCTAAATCAGAATGTAAGACACTTTGAACACTGAGAATATCTGAATTAATAAATCGATAGCTTAGAGATCGATCTTTATTCAGGGTTGCATCTTCAAAATGTTTATTAATATTAATTGAGCTGATCGCCATAGTTTCATCAGAATCACTTGCTAAAATGACGCTGTAGGCTTTTTCGCTTTGTTCTACTGGTGCAGCATATAACACACCGTCAGGCGCGATCATTTCTGCGCTAACAGTAAACGAAACACAAAGAATCATAAATAAAAATAATTTTTTCATTCTCACTTCTCCTATTAAGTTAATAAAATGATACTTAATTAAATATCATACATGGTGCGCATTGCTAATGGATAACGAACAACAACACCCGCGATTTCTGATTCCGCATTAACAAGGAATTCCAAGTTACGGCGTTCTGGCGGTAATAGTTGAACTTCCATTGGTATGCGAAGTTCTAAAACTTCTGGATCACGTTCGTAAGCCAGCATCACATCTTCACTAGCAGGGCCAGCCGCTTTACATTCAGGTAACTTTTCAACACGATCAAGACCAAAACCGTTCTTAGTATCCATAATGAAGCCTAAAATTGTGGTATCAGTAGTATTAGAGCGTGGCTTTTTAGCGATCAAGTTATATTGTGCAATCGGTAAGCATAAAGTGTTAGCTTCATGCACGTCATTGGTAACATCAGTGATCGAACTTGTGATTGCGCTAATATCGTCCAAAATTTCATCTGGTGTTTTATCTGCCCATGCGCGTGATGTTGCACCGCCATTTAACGGGGCCTGATCCTGGGGAATATTAGGGTTATCAAATACACCTACGATACCGTGATCAGTATCACCATTCCAAGCGATCTTGCTTTCTTTCTCACGGAAGCCTCGACGAAGCGCATCAACTTTGAGCATTTCCATTGGAACGCCTGACATAGCCGCTCGACGTAGTTCTTTTGTGCTGTAACCGAATGATTCACCAATTGAAAATACTTTCGCTGTGTGTTCTTCGGCATAAGCATCTGCACGCGGAAGATCATCTGAAGGGTTAGCAATAATTTTTGCCATACCGATCTGAGTGTATAAGTAGTAAATAACTACTGAAGCACCCGGCGCAT